TTACTACCTTCATCGACTGCGGATATCAATATTATCTAGGTCGATTACTTAGCCTACCTGAGCAACCATCCGTATGGTCGGTAGGCGGTTCATCATTTCATACGGCTACCGAGATGTGGGATTTGGATAACCTATGATTAATGTTGTTAACGAAGAAGGTGGCATTACCACTATGGAGTGGGACACCTATAAAACTATTATGCGTGAGCGTTATCTTGATGGGCTACAAGAAACTTGGGCTGTTGCTGTCGGTGCTATTGATACTCTTCTTGACAAGACTATGGATGAAACTGAATTGGTTGGATTACTTACTGCTAAACTAGCACTTAAGGAGGCACTAAGTGAGCACCGCTCAAAGTTTATGGGATAAGGCTTGGGCTAAAGAGTCTGAAGGTATTGACTTAACATTTGCTCGTGTTGGTGGTAGAACATCTAAAGCATTTCCTAATAGAGAGAACATAGATTTCTGGCAACAGACAGGACCTGAGTGGGTTCAGTCTTACATTGATTGGCGCAAGGCTAATCATAACTGGAAAATTTGGCATACTCCTGAGGGCGCACCTGCCGTAGAGTTGGGGTTAACTCCAGTCTTTGCTAACGTACCAGTAAAGATGGTTCTTGATAGAGTGTTTGAAGTCGATGGTGAGTTGGTCGTGGTTGACCTTAAGACTTCACAACAGACCCCAACTTCTACCTTACAACTTGGCTTCTACAAACTAGGACTCAAGCAAGTCTTAGGTGTGGACATTAACTACGGTGCATACTGGATGGCTAGACAAGAAGGTACCTCTGCTATGGTTGATCTTAGCGATTATACCGAGGAGAAACTTGAGTACCTTGTCGCCTCCTTTGATAAGGCACGTAAGGCTGGTATATTTATTCCTAATACAAACAACTGCAATCGTTGTGGGCTTACAGAACACTGTCAGTTCACTTCGAAGAAATGAGAAAAACAATGGCAAATGAAGACTGGAAACTACAAGTTTCCTACAAGACACCATCAGGTGATATGATAAACATACGTGCTAATACTGCTGATGAACTATCAGTATTGTTAGAAGGCGTAGGAGATTACTCCACACAGATCGCTGCTACTCAGCAAAAGATAGTAGGTTCTTATGCTCTAAACCCGTCATCAACGTCGAGTTCCACTACAAGCACAAGGCCCTCGAACTACTCCGCACCAACCCCAGTCTCAGCAGCGTCAGGTACAGCGTCACCCGTATGCAAACACGGGGGCCGTATATGGCGGGAGGGAATCAGCAAGGCTAGTGGTAAACCATATGCATTCTGGTCTTGCCCTGCACCACAGGGAACACCTGACCAATGCAAACCAGTAAACTAAAAAACTGGCACAAATCTTTTTTCGGAACTAGAAAGGAACCTGGATGCGTACACTTGTCAGATCAGTTGGTCGTGCTAGCATTGGTGGGGAACCATTACCATCTTGCTTTAAGGCATTCGAATCAAACAAGATCATCATTCGTCGCTCCGAAGTTTCTATGTTCGCAGCAGCACCAGGTGTTGGAAAATCCACACTTGCATTAGCATTAGCATTAAAGATGAAGGTGCCAACACTTTACATCTCAGCAGATACTAATGCACACACAATGGCTATGCGACTAGCGTCTATGATTTCTGGGAAAAACCAAACAGATGTAGAGGGGATGCTACATTCTGATGTTGGTTGGACTAAGGCTACTCTATCCAAGAGTAGCCATATAGTCTGGTCATTTGAATCAGCACCAACACTACAAGATATTGATGAAGAAGTCCAAGCCTTTGAAGAATTATGGGGTTGTTCTCCTACGCTTATCATAGTAGATAACTTAATGGATGTGGCCACAGATGGTGGCGAAGAGTTCGCTTCAATGAGAGCGATTATGAAGGAGTTGAAGTATCTTGCTCGTGCTACTAATTCGGCTGTTGTCGTTCTTCATCACACTAGTGAGGCTGTGCTTGGGTCTCCGTGTCAGCCACGCTCTGCTATCCAAGGTAAAGTGGCACAACTTCCAGCGCTTATATGTACACTTGGTGTTGTCGGAAGTTCAATGGGTGTGGCTCCAGTCAAAAACAGATATGGAAAAGCCGACGCAGGTGGTGGACTGATGACTTGGATTGCATTTAATCCTGAGTATATGTTCGTTGATGATATCCCAGAGAACCATTGATATGCCAACTAAAGATATAGGTAGAAGATCTATAACAATTGGACTTAATACTATACATTGTTTTGGAATTGGATATGAAAGATATCCGATATTAGATATAGAGATTGGCTATCCAGTTCAGGTAGTTGCTTGGATAAATAGATTTGATTTCTTATTTTTCTTTATTAACTTTACTAAGTATCCGAAAGTGGACTGGCGTGAGTAGTTATGGTAAACGTAAAGGTGCTACCTTTGAAACTAGTGTAGTCAAATGGCTAAGGTCAAGAGATATACTGGCGGAAAGATTAACCAAGGCTGGCGCTAAAGATGAGGGTGATGTAGTTGCTTTCTTAGATGGAGCAGCAAACATACTAGAATTAAAAGCAACAAAGAAGTTAGACTTACCACAGTTCTGGCGTGAGGCTGAGGTTGAGGCAGAGAATTATGCTAAGGCTAGAGGATTAAAAGAAGTACCATATAAGTTCGTGATAGTTAAACGTAGACAGGCAGGAATAGATAAGGCTTGGGTGGTGGAAGATTTTGAACAATGGACTAAGAGGGCGGGAAAATGACTTACCAAACATACGAGAAGTACTCATCCACTACGGAGCAAGTGTACGACAAGGACACGGGCAGGCTAATATCAAGTGTCCTTTCCATTCGGACACTCATCAATCAGGGAGTGCTGATCTCGACGATAACTTATTCATCTGCTTCGCCTGCGGAGTCCAAGGTAACAGTCTACAAATTATCGCACAACAAGAAAGGGTAGACATACGTGAGGCAAAGCATATCGCAGAAAGAATTACTGGGTCAAGCAACTCAGAAGTACGCAGCAAACATTTATCAGGCAGAAGATTACCTCAGAAGCAGGGGTATAACAATAGAAGCAGCACGGCTGGCTCGATTCGGCGTAGTAGGGGAGCCTGAAATTGGACACGAACAATACAAAGGAAGATTATCCATACCGTATATTACCAAGAGTGGTGTTGTCGATCTTCGTTTTCGCAGCCTTCATCCTGCTGTTGAACCTAAGTATATGGGTTTAACTGGGGCTGAAACTAGAATGTATAATGTATTAGATATAGAAAAAGCAGGCGATTTTATAGGAGTGTGTGAAGGTGAATTGGACACAGTTACTTTATCTAGTTGTGTTGGCATCCCTTGTATCGGTATACCTGGGGCTAATAGTTGGAAGAAGCACTACACGAGATTGCTCGCTGACTTTGAAAGAGTATTTGTATTTGCAGATGGAGATCAACCAGGAAAAGAATTTGCAACAAGCCTGGCTAGAGAACTGCCAGTCACCATCGTGCAAATGTCAGACGGAGAAGATGTGAATAGTTCATATGTAAAGTTTGGTGCTGATTATATTAGGGAGAAGGCGGGACTAGATGGATAGAAGCATACCACCCTGCCCTGAATGTGGTGAACATTTTGAGAATGTATTTCAGGCAACAGATCATTTGCTGGAAGATAACGAAGAGTTTGATCCAGCACTAGTATTACCTAATGGGGCTAGGTTAATGATAGGTTCATTGCTTAGATGTCTGTATAAATATGCAGATAAGCCAGATCAGATAAAGACTATAACCCAGTCTACATATATGACATTGTTTACGGCAGAGACACAGCCTGAAGCAATTAAAGATATAGTAGAAGAGATGATAATTGAATCGCAGATGATGGAAATAGATAATGAACTCAAGCAATTACTTGAAGAGGGGAAGTGAAGAATGGCAGATTATAATCCACTTGGAGGAACAAGGTTTCCATATAAGTCAGATACAGAAGAGGGATGGCCAACTCGTAGTTACCCTGACAGTACCTCTTTTGAGTCAGCAGTAGCGCAAACATTCCAGGAACTATTAGATTTATTATTATCTAAACATAAAGATTACGGACCAAAGAACATTGCTGATGCACCTGGTGGTGCCGTCAATGGGTTACGTGTTCGTATGCACGACAAGTTAGCACGTATAAATAACTTGGTTGATAGCGGTAAGAATCCAGAGCACGAATCCATTGAAGATTCCTTCAAGGATATGGCGAACTATGCAATCATAGGGTTGTTAGTTCTTAGAGGAAAGTGGAACAAATGAAAATTATAGTCTGCGTATCTGATTTGCAGGTACCGTACCACGATAGAAAGGCAGTATCCGTACTGTCTAAGTTTATAAAACAATATAAACCTGACGAGGTAGTATCTGTTGGGGACGAAATGGATATGCAGACTATATCCAAATGGAGTAAGGGTACAGATCTTGAACACGAGAAGTCTATTGCTAGAGATAGAGATGAAACATATCGTGTACTTGAATCATTAAAGATTAAACATATGATTCGATCTAACCATACTGATAGATTATTTAATACTATTAAAATGAGGGCACCGGGACTTGCTGGTCTGCCTGAATTAGAACTAAAGAACTTTTTAAGACTCGATAACTTAGGCATTACTTACCACGAAAAACCATATGAATTAGCACCGAATTGGTTGCTATTGCACGGTGACGAGGGTAATGTGCAACCTACTGCTGGTGCTACCGCACTTGGACTAGCCAAACGTGCTGGTATGTCTGTAGTCTGTGGTCATACGCATCGTATGGGCTTGACACATTACACTCAGTCATACTTTGGTGGTCATCCTAAAACTATTTGGGGATTAGAAGTTGGTTGCTTAATGGACTTTAAGTTTGCGAAGTATATAAGGGGTGGATTGTTTACGTGGCACAAAGGTTTCGGTGTCTTATACGTAGAAGGAAATAAAGTTATACCACATCTTGTTCCAGTTAATATGGATGGTTCATTTGTATTTGATGGGAAAGTGTGGAAGTAATTGGATTGGGATAACATTGAGAAGTGGGACTACATTGTAACAGCGGTTGCCTCAGAATACCATAAGAAGTTTTCTATGGTAGAGTTAGAGGACATAAGACAATCGCTGTATCAATGGTTTGCCGAGCACCCAAATAAACTTAAGGATTGGGAGGCAATAGGTGAGAAGGATGCAAAGAATCTTATCTATCGTTCACTTCGTAATCAAGCATTAGATTATTGCCAACGTTGGAAGGCTAAGTCTGTTGGCTATGATGTTAGTGACTTACATTATTATGAATCAGAAATAGTTGAAGCATTACTACCACCAGTATTACGTGGTGAGTATGGTGTTACACATAAGTTAAATCTTGGTAGACCGGGTAGGCCGTCTGCTCCCGCCGAAGGTGGCAACCTAACTATAATGATGTTAGAAGTTGACTCAGGTTACTGGAAGTTAAACAAGGAAGATAGAAGAATTATATTCCTACGTTATGCAGAGAACCTAGACTTCGGCGAGATAGCAAACTACTTGGAACTTGGTACTGATAGTGCTGCACGAATGAGACTTAAGCGTGCCATTCGTAGGCTTATCAATAAGATAGGTGGATACAAACCTTATCACGATGTCGATACTGTTAGTGCTGAAGATCAAGAGGTTGAAGAATAGTATCCGTCATCAGGATCAAACTCATTCTCTCCATCAGACCATAGATCATATTCGCTATCGTTCATAGCAAAATCTTCTATCTCTTCATCATCATATAGATCGGCAAACAATTTTTTACCCTTAGAAATGGGCAGAAAACCTACGGTTTTAACTACTTTTTCGACGTCCTCAAACTCAGTAGTCTTTGGTAAGTTATCTTTATCTTCCCACTTTATACTGAAGGTATCGAGATTAAACTCCCATATACCTTCAGGTGTTGAGCAGATATAGACTGGTATCCTGCCAGTTGTATTGGCTTGGTCCATTATCTTATCATACTTATATTTTTCTATAAGTAATTCGTCGTAGTGTGTATGCCTACACTTCAACTCAATATATAAATCATCACGCTCTGACACGCAATCATAATTAGAATACTCATCGCTAACCATTGTAAGGTCAGGATAGTATTCATCTTTAAGCATACTAAAGAGTTGTTCTTCGTTCATTATCCTCCTGTTGAATAGAACCCTGTTCCTTTGAAATGAACTGGGTTGGCTTGGTATTCTCTTGTCATTTCTCTATCGCATTGCGGACACTCAACTAAGTCATCACGTTCATTAACGCTACGACTTAGTTCTATTAGTGTCTTATCGTCTAGACATCTGTATGAATAGGTTGGCATTATAGTTCCTCACTATCTTCTGGTGTTGGTGCTGTTGCAAGAGTGCCACATAAAGCACACTCCATATCTAAGAAGTACATATCTATCTCACCAGTCTCTTCATCAAACACAGTCTTTAAGTTCCATATATTACAACCGCAAGGACATATGGTAGTGGCTCTACCACGTATGTCCATAGCAGATTTGTAATCAGGCTTAAGTTCTGTGATATGCTTTGGATTATTGATTAGTAATATCCCTTCTTGGTAAAGAACTCCCACGCCAAGCAAGGGGTCTGATATCTATTGTAGATATAAGACAACCCTCTGTCAATTTGTATTGGCGCAGGAGTTTCAGGGTCAAGCCCTAATATCTGTGGAATACCGCCAGCATTTTTACCCATAACCTTTATTTTATTGTATGCGTTGGGTCTCCAATTGCTTTCTTTAGTCCACAATTTATTAAGGCACGTCCATTGTTTATGTTGCCACTCGTAAAGTTTATCTTGTGCGTATGCTTTGCTATCCTTTATTGTCCATTCAATCTCAGGCTCTTCGCTTATCGTTGGGTTGGACACAGGTGTAGCAAATCTGATACTCACTATCACTAATAAACTTGCAGTAAGTATTAACATAATTTCTCGTCTCATAATAAAGCACCTATAAAGTATAGAACTAAAAGAAATATAAGGGTATATGGTAGGGTTGCGCCACCCATTACGAATAGCAAACCAACTACCAAGTTAAATCCTATAAACTTTAGTATCTTTACACCTCTCTCAGATCTCCTCTGCTATTACATCTTTGCCTGTTGGCATATCAAAGTCAGAGACTTCCCACTCCCGATAGGGTGCGTCAATCGCTAACTCTATTGCTCTATCTATATCATACTCAGATACATAATAGACAAGTTCTGCTGGCACTTTAATGGTAATCTTGTATTGCTTAACTTCCATTATATCCTCTCTCCCATAAGGCGTCTAACCTTACGAGCAAACGCTAACTTGTTTTTATTGGTAGAGTTTTTCATAGACCTACCTACCATAAGTAATCTCTCGCCTGCCATAGTGCCGCCATATATACCGAAGTATATCTGTTCGCCACGCTTGCCTAACTCTAGGCAGTTATCTTTAGCAGGGCAATTCTTACATATAGATAGTGCTTTGATAGCCTTCTCTACTTCTAGTTTGGTTGCTTGTGAATTAGTATTAACACTACTGCTTGGGTCAGTTAAATCTACTTCACCAGCAAACCATAAGTCAGGGTCGTCGTGCTTAACGCATAACCCCTTGCTTACATCTAAGTCCTTATCGTTAGATAGATAGGTATCGATAGATGGGAACGCCATTAGTTATGTATCCCATACTCAAAGCATATCTTACTAACTGCTGAACTTAACTCTGTTTTCATTTGCTCAATCTCCTTGTCTGATAGGTGTTCTGTATCTTGCTTCCTAATATAACAAGTCCAATTAAATTCTTCTAACATACTGTCCTCTCTGTGTTGGTGTAGGTGGGGCGATTACCCCACCCACAATTAACTAGTTTATTATGGGCGGAATACTACAGTAGTATAACCTTCTAAGCGTGAGTGCTTGGCGATTAAGCCCTTCTCACCAGTCAAGTGTTGATACTTGCCATTGCCTAGAGATACCCACATAGACTTAGGCTTGAACCTAGACTGTGTTGGTAGTGCTTTAAGTATTGTGCCTCGTGGTTCATATCCATTGACACTATCTACATCAAACTGAACTGTAGCAAGTTCATCTGCTAAGTCCGCTAGTGTCATTGATATGTTAGCCAAGTAGTCCTCATATACTCGTGCTGTCGTGGTTGTCATTGTATTACCTTTCATTGTTATCCGCTTGGCAATTTACCAAGTGGTATCTGTTGGTATCGATAGTGATTATATCACTACCAATTCTAGAAGTCAAGTGGCTCTCTACTATACCACCTGTTATCAATAAATCCATACTCATCTCTTATCATACTCTTGGTGCTAGGGTTATAGCATAGGCAATCTAAGAACTGTGCGCTACAATCAAAGCAACACTCACATATCATACAATAGAGTTCGCTCTCATATAAATCTACTAGCGCATTACAATTAGGACACTCGAATGTATTATCCTCGAACCCATTATGCTCTTGTCCTACTACTATATCATATACACTAGGCTCATCACCATAGGTATAAGTATAACTCTCGGTGCGTGGCGTGGATACTACAGGCTTGTATGAAGTATTACTCCACCATATACCATTATCGTCCCAACTACCAGCGTTCTCATTGATAATATAAATCTTGTATTGTGCGCTAGGGTCATTGGTCATAACCGCAATCTTGCTACCTCTAGACCACGCACTTATCATATCATATACATAATCGTTATCTAGCGCAGACACACCGCCTAACTGTGGCAGTAATTCCTCTGCCATAATTCTAGTGTCGCTACGCTTATCACCTTTAGGTATATGAATATCTAGCACGCCATTGTGCGCTAGATAAGTATCATACTCCTCACCCTTTACCTTAAATGGGTGGCAGTTTAGTTCGTTCTTAACTCCGTGAGTAGCATACCTAGCGTGCCACATAGCATAGCCATTAGGATACTGCTCACGCAATTCTAAGAACCTAGCGATAGACTTCTTAGCAGACATACTGCGTTCAGATATAATACCATCACCAGTATCTATCGCAAACCCAAAGCCGTGTGGGTTCTTACACGCACCCATCTTTAGGTCATCTTTACTTGGTGTGGAATTAGGATTACACACCACTAGCAGACACATACTTTACCCCCTTACGCATTGACTAACTCTTTACTATCGATTACTAACTTATCCACTCTACTCATACGCATATAGAGTTCAGGATATAAACCATTGTTGGCTTGTATCCAATCAGAGAACCACTCCCAACTTAACGCACCCATCTTTACATCTGATAGGGTTAGGTTGCGTGTGTATTCTACTGTTGCGTGTGCTAATTGTATAGCACTAAGCACACCTTCGGGGTTCATAGTTCCCCTAAAGAACCTAAGTTCTAAGGTGTATTGGTTCTGCGTATTTACCGCAGAATATCTCTCGGTCATAGCACTACTAGGGTGAGCAACCTTGTGTGCTAGTGTGAAGTATGGTCTATCGAACTCATCATACTGCCACACATCATTAAACTTAGCATAGTCAGACTTGCGCCCACCTAATCTCATCATCTTGTCAGAGTTCTTATAGATAAGCGATAAGAACCTATGAGTGTGTGCGCCACCCTTAAACCCTGCCCTGCTTATATGGATATGTAGTCCGCAACTCTTGGCGTCCCAACTCCTAGCAGTATGAACTCTGCGTAGATAATCTAGCGTAGTCCATAAGTTCTTATGGTTAGTAAAGAAGTCGAGAGTAGCAGGGTGAGATACCATCTCGAACCCCTTATACCCGCCACTACTTATACTACTATCCTCTTTAAGATACACGAACCCGCCTAACATCTCGCTAACATATTCGGCACTATCGTGTAGGTTATTATCCCTAATTTCCATCTCTAGTTCTATACCGAAGTGTAGTTTATTCTTATCCTCACCATAGAATATAGGGTCAGGCTTGTAAGAGTATTGGTTAATTAACCTACCACCCTCACAATTCTCGCAACTATCTCGGTTATAGACTTCACAATTCTCGCACCAGTTAGCATTATTAGAACAGCAATCCTCGCACCAATACACTCCAATATCTGCTACTTCATAACTAGAGCATTGGTCTGAGTAAGTATTCTCGCAACTCTCACACCAGAAGGTATAGTTATCGGCACATACTTCGCAATAGACACCATAACCTTGAACATATCGAGAACTCTCGGCATAATCGAAGTTCTCACAATGCTCACAATAGATACGGCAATCCTCGCATAGTATATCACCGCCTCTAGTGGTAGCCATAAAGTCAGGACTATACTCACTAGAGCAACTAGCACACTCTATTAGTTCTATCTCATCAGACATATTAACTCCTTACTTTATTGGTAGTTCTAACTCTATCATAATATCATTTATCTTACTTCTTAGCAAACTGGTAGCAGTA